AATTCATGCATCTGCAGAGAGGTATGTTGATTTACTTTGTGACATGGGAACAAAAGAAGAAACGTTCAACGATGTATTAGGATCTGACTCAGATCTTGATGATGCAATATGTTATTACTTAGATCTAGATAAAATGGACGATGATGACGATGACGATATGTTTGGGGAAGAGTAAAAGTTATGGGATGGTATTCTGAAGTATCTAGAGACGTATCAAAGATTCCTAGTGCAATTGCATACTACGAAGCTCAAATTGTAGACGCACAGCCTGAGATAAAATTAAGAGGAAACGTTGAAAAAGCTGCTTCGGAAATGCCTGGAATAGTTGCCCATAGGTTTAACCAACTTCAAGAAATTGAAGCAATCTTACATTACATGAATATTGAGCTACGCAGGTTGCGTAGCTCATATTTTAAAAAATATCTTGAAAACTATCAACGTGCATTATCAAGTCGAGATGTTGATCGATATGTTGACGGCGAGGCAGATGTAGTTGACTACGAAAAAATTATAAACGAATTTGCATTACTTCGTAACAAATGGTTAGGAGTATTAAAAGGTCTTGATCAAAAGCAATGGCAGATTACAAATGTTGTAAAGTTAAGAGTAGCAGGTATGGAAGATGCAAGCCTTTAATGAGAGTTGTCAAAACATTGTCAGATAAGTAATATGACATATGATAGCGATTGGAGAGTAAATGCATTCGGAAAAATACCTAAAAGAATTAAAACGTTTACATAGTAAAAAATCTTTTGGAACTGCAAAGAATATTCCGCAAGGAGTACAAGATTTAATTTCTAAAGAAGGCCTTGCATCAGTATTAGATTTTGGATGCGGCAAAGGCATGCCTTTTACACAACTTAAAGACGTAATAACTGTTCATAATTATGATCCAGTTACATCTCCAATTCCTCTTCCTAACGATGCTGATATAGTTTATAGTAGTGATGTATTAGAGCATATTGAAGTAGACCAACTAGATCAAGTTATTGATAAATTATATAATATAGCTTCAAAATATCAGTATCATTTAATTGCTTGTCATCCCGCAAAGAAAAAACTTAGCGATGGTAGAAATGCACATTTAATTATAGAAAAACCTGAGTGGTGGAAAGCTATCCTTGACAAGAAAAATAAAGAATTAGGTTGGGAAATGATCAGCGAAGAAAGCACAGATCGTATGGTAAGTCTAAAAAAAGGTCCAGATATTCGTGTTATTAAATACATTGTCTATATGAAGAAAATATAATATGAAACAAGTTTATAATTACTGGATGCCTGATAGTGACAATCACTTTCATAGGATGATTACTAAGCGTGTTAAAAATGGCGGTCCACCTGAATATCAAGATGATGTTAGAGACGAAGCATACAAGTATGTAACTGATTTTGATTTAGCAATTGACGTTGGTGCAAACGTAGGCCTCTGGGCAAAACCTTTAAGTCAACATTTTAAACAAGTAATAGCATACGAACCAATGTCACAAGTATACGAATGCCTACATTTAAATATCAAAGATTTGCCTGTACAAGTTAATGAATATGCACTTGGTAATGTTAACAGCACAGTTCAAATGACATACGATAGTGATAATACTGGTAATAGTTTTATCAGCGAAGTTGGTGTTGGAAACATTGAAGTTAAGCGTATGGACGATTTAGATCTTCCTAAATTTGGATTGTTAAAGATAGATTGTGAGCGTCATGAATTAGAAGTATTACAAGGCGCTACTGAAACAATTTTAAAGTACAAGCCTATTGTAGTATGTGAACAACATCCTGATACTGAAGAATGTGCAGGAAAATATTTAAAATCTTTAGGAGCAAAGGAACTAACAAACGTTCGGAAAGATTATATCTTTGGATGGTAATATGAGCAAAAAAGTTGTACTAGTAACTGGCGGGTTTGATCCGCTACACAGCGGACACATAGCATATTTCAAAGCAGCTAAAACATTAGGCGACACACTTATAGTCGGCCTTAATTCAGATGAGTGGCTTGAGCGTAAAAAGGGTCGATCCTTTATGCCGTGGAATGAACGCCTTTGTATAATTAATAACCTATCAGTAGTAGACGAAGTGTTTACCTTTATGGACAATGATGATACTGCTATAAACTTTATAAAACAAGTTAAAGCACACTATCCTAAAGACAAGTTAATATTTGCTAACGGTGGCGATAGAACAGCAGACAACATTCCAGAAATGGTAGTTGACGGTGTTGAATTTGAATTTGGCGTAGGCGGCAAAGATAAAATAAACTCAAGTAGTTGGATACTTGAAGAATGGAAAAATCCAAAGACTATTAGAGAATGGGGATGGTATCGAGTTCTTGACACCCAAATAGGTTATAAGGTTAAAGAATTAGTTATTGCACCAGGAAAAAGTCTAAGTAATCAACGACATTTTAAAAGAAGTGAACATTGGTATGTACTTAAAGGCCAGTGTGCGTTAACTACAGAATGGGATGATCGGGCGACAACGTCTTTACTAACTGAACTAACATCTGGGTATGCTATTGGACAAAAAGTATGGCATCAAGCATCTAACAATACTAAAGATTTATGCCATATACTTGAAGTACAATATGGGGAAGAATGTGTGGAGGAAGACATTGAGCGAAGAACTTGAACCTTTAAAGATTTTTATAGGATGGGACAGCAGAGAAGACATTGCTTATCAAGTATGCAAACAAAGTATTCTTGATACTGCAACAGTACCTGTTGAAATTATACCATTAAAATTAGATGAACTACAAAAACAAAACTTGTATACTCGAGAACAAGATGTATTAGGTAGTACTGAATTTACATTCAGTAGGTTTATGATTCCGTATCTTACAGACTATAAAGGCTGGGCATTGTTTATTGATTGCGATTTTATCTTTAAGAAAGATGTTGCACACTTATTTGAACTTAAAGATGACAAATATGCAGTAATGTGTGCTCATCACGATTATACTCCTAAAGAAGGATCAAAGATGGACGGGCAAGCACAATTACCTTATCCAAGAAAAAATTGGTCGAGTATGGTTCTTTGGAACTGCGAACACCCTAGTAATAAAAAAGTAGACTTACGATTAATTAATGATAAAAAAACAAGTGGTGCATTCCTTCATAGATTTTCTTGGTTAGCTGATAAAGAAGTAGGAGAAATAACTCATCAATGGAATTGGTTAGTAGGTTGGTATAAAGAACCACAAGATGGTACTCCGTGGGCATTACACTATACTGAAGGTGGTCCTTGGTTTGAAGGATTTGAAGATTGTGAATATGCATTAGATTGGGTAAGATCAAAATCAAATTATTACCAATCTCAGCTAGGTAAATTTTATGCAAGAGATAACCGAGCAGCATTACGAAAAATAGACGTTAACGAGTTAACAGTAAGTGAACATGCTAAACAACTATTAAACTTGACATTACAAGAATTAGTAGATCCTAATGAGCTAGTATATAAAGAAACTAAGTCTAAAATACAACAAATAAAGGAGGATGCAATGGGGAAGAAAGTTGCAGCAATTAATATGCCTGACTTTAATAAATTAGGTGTAACAGCAAAAGGTCTAGCGTATGATCCTTTTTGTGAAGACTTTATACTAGGTAGTGGTGGTACATTAAGTGACTTTGATAGACAAGTAGGTACTGATAATGCTTTGGTTATTAGAGGATTAGGCGGTGGTGGACAAAAAGCCATTAAGTATTGTAAAGAAAATAATAGAGACTTTTATGCAATTGATACTGGCTACATGCAACCTGGCAGTAGAAAAGACTATCATAGAATTACAAAAAATAATCTACAAAACTTAGGACCAATAATAGAACGGCCCGACGATAGGCTATCAACATTAGGCTGGCGTGGTAAAAAAATGAGAAAAGGTAGTTATATTTTAATATGTCCACCAAGTCCAAAAGTAATGAAATTTTACGGACAAGATGTAGACGAATGGATGGAACATGTACTATCTGAACTTCCAAAATATACTGATAGAGAACTTAATGTAAGACTGAAACCTTCAAGAAGAGAACGAGTGTCAAATATGTCTATATATGATGCACTAGAAGAAGCACATTGTCTTGTAACATTTAATAGTATAGCTGCAACAGAAGCATTATTTTTTGGTAAGCCTGCTATTGCATTGGCACCTAATGCTGCACAAGCATTATGTAATAATAAACTTAGTGAAGTTGAAGACTTAAACTATCCTAGTTTAGACGAAGTGCATGCATTTGCCGCTCACTTATCGTATTGCCAATTTACGCCAAATGAACTTCGAACCGGGTATGCTTGGAGCATAGTCAATGAAGGTAGTTAGTTATCTTAAAACTGTTCCAGGTAAGAACATCAATCCGCAAAAAGAACAACTGTTATATGACTTTGCTACAGGAGTTACTGCGGCCGGTGACATTGGAATAGTTCATCTAAACGATAACTTAGTTACTTGCGATGCAGCAATGATACAAGGATGGGTTTATGATAAGATCACTACTCCACATTTGAGATTAAGAAATTCTGTTATAAAATCACAAAAAGAATACGGTAAGCACACTATTACTGCTGATGCAAATTTGTTTTTATTTCATGATCCAAAAAACTCTAAAGAATATTTAAGATATAGTTTTGATGGTATTTTTCCTACTACAGGAATATACTGCGATACAACAATTAATGATAAACGGTGGAACTCTATTTCAAAAACGTTAAACCTCAATCTAGCACAGTACACAAGACAAGGACATCATATAGTATTAATGTGTCAACGTCAAGGAGGATGGAGCATGAAAGGCTATGAAGTTTTACAATGGATAGTTGATACTGTAAAAAGAATACAATTACATACATCTAGAAAAATTATTATAAGAAGCCATCCGGGTGATAAACTAGCAGTAGATTATCTAGCAAACAAACCTGGACATCCGTTAGGGCAGTTTTCTAATGTAGAATTAAGTCCACCAGGACGTTTATTAGATGAAGATTTAAACGGAGCATGGGCAATAGTTAATCATAATAGTAGTGCAGCCGTAGGACCAATTATTAAAGGGTATCATTGTTTTTTAACAGACTCAAACGATAGCCAATGCAAAGAAGTTAGCAACACAGATTTTAGTACAATCGAACAGCCTGAATTTTTTGATAGAGAATTATGGCTTAAACGAATAAGCATGTTTCACTGGACTTTTGAAGAATTAAGATCAGGAGCATGCTGGAAACATATGAGAGAACATATATAATGGATATCACAGTATTAACAACATTTCATCAACCAGGATTAGAAAAATACGGACAGAGATTTTTAGATAGTTTTGCAGAACGTGTAGATAATCGTATTAAGTTATTAGTATACGCAGAAAATTGTTCACCTATTAATCCTAATCCAGAGCAAATTACAATACTAAATGCAGTAGAAGTATTGCCTAAATTAAATGCATTTAAAGTAAAATGGAAAGACTCTCCAAAAGCAAATGGCATCCCACCAGAGGCTATTAAAGCACGTAGACCACGTGATCATCATAAGGCTTTTAAATGGGACGCTATACGCTTCGCTAATAAAACATACGCTGTGTATGACGCTTGTACACGCTCTAAGGACTGGTGTGTGTGGATGGACGCGGATACGTTTGTACATAGTGATTGGAGTTATGATGATTTTATAAAACTTCTACCAAACGACAAATGGATTACATACGTAGGCAGAGGCAAGGGTTCAGCCACCTGGCCAGAGTGCGGGTTTTATGGAATGAATTTACATAACACAGTTTGTCAAGAGTTCTTAACAGAATTTGAACGGGTGTATGAAGATGCTGACAATGGTATCTTTAAGTTAGAAGAATGGCACGATAGTTTTGTGTTCGGCGACATTTTAAATCGTATGATACAAACATATCCCAATGTACTAGACTATACAGCTGAAATGATATTAAAAGGAGCTATTACCGGGGGCGGCGGTCATCCGTTAATTAACAGTGAATTAGGAAGATGGATGGACCATCTTAAAGGAGCCCGCAAAGAATCTGGAAAGAGTTTAGATAAAGATCTAGTAAAAAATAGGCAAGAAGAATATTGGAATGAAAGTTAGTTTATGGACAGATTATGGTGCACTTAATAGTAGACCTATCTTTGATGCTTTTGAACACAGTCTTATATCTGCTGGGTGGACTGTTTCTCATAATGATGCTAGTGCCGATGTTAATGTTATTTGGAGTGTGTTGTTTAATGGACGAATGGCTGGAAACAAGAAAGTCTGGAAACAAACCAAACCAACCATAGTATTAGAAGTCGGTGGCATTAAAAGAGGTACAACATGGAAGGTAGGACTAAATGGGATTAATAGAGATGCTTACTTTGGCCCCAATAATAACAATGACACTCGCCATCGTCTATTGGGCCTATCATTAAAACCTTGGCGTACTAGCGGAGAGTTTATTCTTATAGCAGGACAACACGATAAGAGTCTGCAATGGCAAGGTATGCCAAGCATGAGCCAATGGCTGATGAACACTATTGATACTATTCGAACATATACCAACCGTCCTATACTATTCCGTCCTCATCCTCGTTGTCCATTACCAAATATTGAAAACGAATTTAAAAATGTTTATAGACAACAACCAGTACAACTACCAAACAGTTACGATGATTTTGACATAGGCTTTGACAACGTACACGCTACTATAAGCTACTCTAGTAACCCAGGCATTCATAGTGTACTTGATGGCGTTCCTGCGTTTGTAGGTACTAGCTCGTTAGCGTACGACGTTGCTAACGACATAAACTCTATGAACAATATAGAAGCACCCCTAATGCCTGATAGAACACAATGGCTTAACGACTATGCACACACCGAATATACAGTTGAAGAAATATCTCAAGGAATTCCACTTAAACACTTGACATTCAAGCTATAATATAGTATAATAGTAATATGATTAAACCTAGTATAGAAGATTGTCTTGAACTGTTAGTTGGATTACAAGAGGACCCAACTAAGAAGTTTAAAGTTATTTCGGAAGATTATTCCGTATTAACTAGTATTGGTCGACAAGTCTTTAAGGGTGTTGGATTAACTGATAGACAATATGAATTAGTTAAAACAAAGCTATTAGCATACCAAGATATGTTTGATCATAATTTAACAGAATCTTTTACTACTTTACGAATTCCTCTAAGAGAACTTAATAGAGAAAAGACTATTAAAATAGTTTCTATGCACGACGATGAAACTATTTTATACATTGCTGTTAAGTTCATATTTAATAAAAAATTATTGACTAGTATAGAACGAGTAAAACAAGCAGTTGACGGACACTGCCATACTTATGATAGCATTGAGAAAGTACATTATTTTCTATTTAATGAACACAATGCATTTGCTGTTGTAAAGAATTTTAAAAATAATAATTTTGAAATACAGCCAGAATTATTAACATATTATAATAAAGTAGAGATCATGAATAATAATGAGGAAGACCACATACCGGGAATATATTCTTTTAAGTTAAAAAACTTAACTGATAAAGCTATCAACTTTATGGTTTCGTCAATTGGTAAACCTTCAAAAGAAAACTTAGCAATATACAACGACCGTAAAGAACAATTAGGACTATATCATTTTGAACAAGAAGAACTAGAAAATAGTCTAAATGCATTAACAGTACTAAGTAAAAAAATTGTAACTAGAAAATTATACACTGTATTAATTTCTCCTGAAAAATATCCTATTGAACGAGTAATAGAAAGTTTATTAGAATTAAATAGATTTCCATTGCTAGTAATATTACCAAACGATAATTCATTAGATGGGTTAATTGCAGTACATAGCGGATTAACTAATATATTCTTTAATGAAGATACAAGTGTACTATTTAGAGTTGATAATGATACTGGTCGAAATTTTAATGAATATATTAAAACTAATAAATTAAACAATCCGATTGACAGCAACACAAAAGTAGTGTATATTAATACTAATAAGTTTCCTAAACCTTTACTTAAAAGCAATTGGATACCTAGTGCAGTATTAACGATAGGCAGTCAACGAATGAACACTAAAGTAAACGATTATATATCTCCAATGGATTTGGTTATTCATTATGACACTGATATAACTCCGTTTACTCGAATTAAAGCTGATAAACTATAAAATGGCAACATGTAAACTAATTATAGAAGACGAAGTTAATATAAAACTTGAAGGACTAGACGTAGATGTACGAAGAGCAATTGCAAATAAGCTCAAGTTTGAAGTGCCGTATGCAAAGTATATGCCACAGTATAAGCTAGGTCGTTGGGACGGCAAAGTTGCATTCTTTGGTATAGGTGGAACAGGATATGTTAATCATTTAGATGTAGTGCAAGAAGTATTACGAAACAATCACGTAGAAATAACTTCAATTGATGATAGACGAGTACCGCTTGATTTAAAGTTTGATACTATCACCGAAGATTTTTGGGGAGATACAGTTTGGCCAGAAGGACATCCTGTAGCAGGAGAACCTATTCGTCTTCGAGACTATCAAGTTGAAGTAGTTAACAATTTTCTAACAAATCCTCAAGCATTACAAGAAGTTGCTACTGGTGCAGGTAAAACTATTATTACAGCTACATTATCTAAACTTACAGAAAAATACGGGCGTAGTCTTGTAGTAGTTCCAAACAAGAGCTTAGTAACACAAACTGAAGAAGACTATATTAACTGCGGTCTTGACGTAGGAGTTTACTTTGGTGATAGGAAGATGTTAGGATGCACACATACTATTTGCACTTGGCAGAGCTTAAACATTCTTGATAAAAAGAATAAAGACGGCACGGCAGTATTAAGTCTTGCAGAGTTTCTAGAAGGTGTAAGCACAATTATTATTGACGAAGTACATCAAGCAAAAGCAGAAGTACTTAAGAATTTGTTAACACGTAACTTACGTAATGCGCCAATTCGTTGGGGGCTTACTGGTACTGTGCCTAAAGAAAAGTTTGAGTTTGAAAGTATACATGCAAGCCTAGGTCCAGTTATTGGAAACATAACTGCTAAAGAGTTACAAGATAAAGGTGTACTTTCAAACTGTCATGTAAATGTTGTACAGTTAATAGACACAGTAGCACATAGTAATTACCAAGAAGAATTAAAATATCTTGTTACTAATACAAACAGGATTCAATATATAGGCAAACTATTAAACACAATTTCACAATCAGGCAATACACTTATCTTAGTTGACAGAATCTCTGCAGGAGAACTACTTCAGGAAATTATTCCTAATAGTGTTTTCGTTAAAGGAGATATGAAACTAACTGATAGAAAAGAAACTTACGATGAGATTAAAGAAGGCACTAATAAAGTTATTATCGCAACATATGGAGTTGCGTCAGTAGGAATTAATATTCCTCGTATTTTTAACTTGGTGCTTATTGAACCAGGCAAGAGCTTTGTTCGAGTTATTCAAAGCATAGGTAGAGGTGTACGTAAAGCAAAAGATAAAGACTTTGTTCAAATCTGGGATCTTACATCAACTTGTAAATTTGCAAAACGACATTTAACTCAACGTAAGAAATTTTATAAAGATGCTCAATACCCATTTAGTATTGAAAAAGTAGATTGGAATTAAAGGGAATATATACATGAGAATTTTAACACTAGAAGATAAATGTTTTTCATTAACAAACTTACCGGACGAACTAGATGAAGATATAAGATTTGCAGTCTTAGATAACAGCGACCCAAAAGATCCAGATTTCTTTTTTATTCCTTTGATTTTCTTAGAAAGTTTTAACGCTCCGGCAATGGTTTTAGAAATTAACGGCAACGAAATAATGATGCCACTTGATTGGTCAATTGCTGTAGGCGATAGCCAAAGCGGAAATGATATAGAAGTACTACCATTAACTAGTATTAACAATAGAGGATTTGAAGCATTTTTATTTAATCCGTTATCAAGTTTTAAAGTTGACTTTGCTGAAATTAAAATTACTAATTTTTACAATGATGTAAAATGGTATTTTCCTAAAGTTAAGAATGGACAGTTGCTAAGTGTTCCAATTACCGATGGAGATAAACCAAAATGTGCATATTTCATTAAAGAGATATCACGACAGTCTGAAACTATCGACTATGGTGCGATATTATAAAGGAGAGACTAATGGGAATTAAAGCAGGAAAAGTATGGGGTGGAACAGAATTAATCCATGCTAATGGTGTATTAGAATTTCATCGTATTGAATTTAATAAAGGATTTAAATGCAGTGAACACGAACATGAATTTAAATGGAACGGATTCTTTGTTGAATCTGGCAAGATGATTGTCAGAGTTTGGCAGGATGATCAAGATGGTCTCATTGATGAAACTATTCTTGGTCCAGGTGATTTTACTCAAGTTAAACCAGGTAAAATTCATCAATTTGAAGGCCTCGAAGACGGAGTAGCTTTTGAACTGTACTGGGCAGAATTTAATCACAATGATATTGTGAGAAGATCTGTTGGTGCAAAAATTTAAAAATACAAGGAGGAACATTAATGTTTAATATTTTTAAAGAAGTAGACAGAAGTATGCTGATGAAACTAGTAGCACTTCATGTTATTGTTATTACAGTTTCAAACGCACTTGTAGGAATTCCAGTAGAAATATTTGGGACTAAACTTACATGGGCGGCATTTACGTTTCCATTAGTTGTTCTTGCAACTGACTTAACAGTTAGATTGCTAGGTAAGAGTATTGCAAGGTCGACTATCGCCGCTGCATATCCTTTAGCAATTATTGGTTCTATTGCTGTAGTAATGTTAGAAGGTGCGCCAACTAGTGTAGCACTACGTATTGGCTTTGCAAGTGCAACAGCTTACGGCGTCGGTACATTTCTTGACGTATATGTATTTCAGTACCTAAGAGAAAACTGGAGTAAACAGTGGTGGATTGCTCCAGCAGTTTCAACAGTTGCTGCAAACGTAATTGATACGTATGCATTTTTCTATGTTGCATTTGCAAACAGTGCAGACGAATACATGGCTGCTAACTGGATAGAAATTGCAGGATCACAAGTTGTAATTAAAATTGCAGTAGGCTTAATTATCTTCCTACCAGCTTATGGTATGCTACTTCGTTATCTCAAAGATAGAGTAGCGGATAGTGAGCAAGGGTAAACTTATACCTGGACAACCTTTGATATATGAGCGAGCCAACAGTGTTGTGTTCGCTCATTATCGAGACCCGCCACATAACAAAATTCCAAGATGGATAGTTGGCGGCACCCCCGAAGGTGTATCGAAAGAACAAGGAAATCTATTTTCGTATAGTGAATGGGAACATATGATGGAATTAGCTATTACTAATAAGGCATTTAAAATACAACTTGACAGACTTGTATTAATGTATTATACTATAAAGGATACAGAAAAGGAAATTAAATGAGTCGTTTAAATATTGCTATTTGTATACCAGCTAGAATTGCTAGTACAAGATTCCCTGATAAACCCCTCGCTTTATTAAATGGAGAACCTATGATAAGCAGGGTATACAATCGTTGTCGTAAGACGGGGTTAGACACCTTTGTGCTTACTGATAGTAAAAGAATTGCTAGTTTATTTCCGCATGGTGATTTTATTATACAAGATGCTCCATATGAAAACGGCACTGAGCGATGTGCAGCCTTTCCACATATTAATAATTATGACGCAATTATTAATGTGCAGGGAGACATGCCTGACATTACAGTTGATATCATTAAGAAAGTTGCTTATGGACTTTCAGTAAATGAATCACCAATTACAACAGTTTATACTAAGATGAATAAGGACTTGCAAAAAGATCCTAATAGTGTTAAACTAATACATACACATGATAGTGCTCATTGGTTTTGTAGAGCCGGATTAGAATACGGTGCTCACCATTTAGGTGTGTATGGATATACCTGTAAGGCATTAGCTACGTATCCGTCACTACATCAATTTGAAGAAGAACGTATTGAGAAACTAGAGCAACTTCGTTGGTTGCAAAATAATTATACTATGTCAGTATTTGAAACAGAATTTACTGGAATGGAAATTAACACACCAGAGGACCTAATTGAATGGCACAGACTAAACTCCCAATAAAAGACATACTTGCGGCAATTGATATGAATGCTAAGAATGTTTGGAAAGAATTGTCTGTTGAAGAAAAGAAGCAAGTTAGCTTTTGGTTATTAAATAGATATGTTAGTGCAGTTCAAGGTAGTCGAGAAGATCAAGAACTTGCTATATTTAAAACTAACGAGTACTATAATAAAAATTTTAATATTATTGGTGTTGGCAAAGAAAACGGACACCAAGAGTTAATGTGGCAGTTACTATGTATGAGTGGTTCCTGGGGTAAAATTAAATTTCATCCGTATATTGGTTTTAAGAAAAAAACAGGTAATAACAATGCTATACTTAAATTCTTAGAACAAATGTATCCTAATATGAAACAACATGAGGTGGAATTACTTGCTACAATATCTACAAAAAAAGAACTTAAACAACTTGCAGACGAACACGGGATTGAAAATGTTAAGTTCTAATAAACCATTTGTATGTGAATATTGTAAGACAGGCTACATGAAGGAAAAGACGCTTGCAGTACACATGTGTGAACAAAAACGTAGAGCATTACAGAAGAATGAAAAACGTGTACAGTTAGGATTAATTACATTTAATAAATTTTATCAAATAAGCATGGGTGCAAAAACTGAAAAGTCTTATGAAGATTTTTGCAAAAGTCAATACTATAATGCATTTGTAAAGTTTGGTAGTTTTATATCAAACGTCAAACCATTATACCCAGAAAAGTATATTGAGTACGTAGTAAAAAGCGGAGTAAAATTAGACCATTGGTGCAAAGAAGAATTGTATGAAAAATATGCTTTGGAGTTAATTAGAAAAGAAGCAATGCAAACGGCAGTAGAACGTTCCATTATAAATATGATGGAATGGGCAGACGAAAACAATAGCCAATGGAATCATTATTTTAATTACGTAAGTTTAAACAGAGCAATTTGGCATATTAAAGATGGCAAAATAAGTCCGTGGATTATATTAAATTGTAAAAGCGGAAAAGAAATGCTAGGCAAATTTAACGATGAGCAACTTGGAATGGTTTATAATATTATGGATCCAAGTCATTGGGCAATAAGGTTTAGTCGACAAAAGTCAGACGTAGAAACAGTTAAAGAAGTTGTAAAGGAAAGTAAACTATGATAGACAAAGAACAAATTATAGCAAATTTACGTGAAGTATTTGATCCAGAGATTAGTATTAACATATATGATCTAGGATTAATATATGATATTAAAATTAATCAAGAAGACTTTTGGGTAGAAATTACTCATACATTAACTAGTGCATTTTGTCCATTTGCAGATCAGATCGTTAGTGATATAACAGGTGCAGGGTATGCACCAGAGGTTCTTAACGTTGAGGTGATAACTACATTTGATCCTCCATTTACTATGGACAGTGTGTCAGAAGAAACAAAAATGATAATGGGGTGGTAATAAAATTATGAAATTAATTAAATACCCAGACGACTTCTTAGATAAAAAAGTAAACGAGGTAGACTTATTAAATCCCGGGTTTGATCCAAAAGAATTAAAAAAACAAATGGTTGACTTAATGTTAGCTAGTAAAGGTATTGGACTGAGTGCAAATCAAATTGGATTAAATGCTCAAGTATTTGTAATGGGAGAGAATGCTAATAATGCTATTATATGTATTAATCCTGAGGTACTACAACATACAGAAGAAACAGTAATAGACACTGAAGGTTGTTTAAGTTTTCCAAACGTATATGTAAAAGTTAAGCGACCTAAAGAAATACTTGTAAAATATTATGATGAAAATTTAAAAGAAATAAGTACTAAGGTCATTGGATACTCAGCTAAGTGCTTTCTACATGAATGGGATCATTTACAAGGTGTTACATTTAAAGATAGAGTATCAAAACTTAAATGGGATATGGCACAAAAAAAAGCAAGTAAACTAAGGAATATTAATGCCTGATATTGATATAGACTTTGCCGACAGAAACATTGTCCTATCATTAATTAATCATAGGGTTGCAAAACTAGATACTGGAAAGAAACATAACACCGGAGTTTATGTTACTGAAGTACCACACAACCCTGTGGATAACTTATCTACTATTAACTACAAAGATGCAGAAGATCGGGGCTACTTTAAATTAGACTTTCTAAATGTAAGTATATACAAAGAAGTAAAAGATCAAGAACACTTAACACAGCTTATGGAGAAGGAACCATTATGGCAACTACTGGAACACACGGACTTCAGCGAAAAAGTATTTCATCTAAACGGGCACAGCAGTCTATTAAAACAATTGAAGCCTACTTCGATCAAAGAATTAGCTGCGACATTAGCAATAATACGACCAGCCAAGAGATATCTAGCGAACGAGAGCTGGGACAAGATACACAACGAAGTATGGACTAAGCCAACTGATGGTAATTACTTCTTTAAGAAAGCACATGCAGTTAGCTATGCAATGGTGTGTGTAGTACATATGAATTTATTATGCGAGGATCTAACTAGTGGAAATTGACGAGTATAGAACTGTATTAGCAGACATACAAAAGAGAAATTGGAAAGACGCAGAAGGTAATAAACTAAATGACATTGGGTATAAGTATTCAAAGAACTTTTGGAATTACTATAACGAAAAACAATTTTGTATAGAACATATGGACTTAACAGATGTTAACACAGTGCTTGACATCGGCGCCGGTGTTGGCCTGCTTGGAGTGATATTAGAGAACATTGAGCATTTAGATATTACAGTTGAAGCAACTGATATAGAAGAAACATTTGTTGGCGGAATGTATCAAGAAATATTTGCACACATGAAAACACCAAGACACATGTGTGAAATAAAAAACAAAATACCAATTGTACTTCCAAAACATTACGATATGATTACCATGACTAGAACAGTGTTTGATCGAGAAGAAATGAAAGATCTTGAAAAATTTGATTATGAATTTTTTCTTAATGACATATTTCAATACTGTGATCGTATTTTTTGGAAAACAAATTATCAAAATTTAAAAAGTAAAAAGTTGTTTCCTGAAAGCGTACAGCCGTTCTTGTGGTGGCCAATGAAGAGATTAGAAGATAATCAAAGACTATTTTCTATGGATAAACCGTACCGTGCTTGGTACATTGTACTTACTAAGGAACAGTGGGAGAACCGATAGTGAACGAAACCCCTTGCGAAAATTGTAGGATTGTAATATCTGAAAAAGGAATTGAGGTTGATAATAGCTCAGGAGATATAGTTGCAGAAGCTATTGTTATATCAGGACTATTAGTATTAATATGTATAGTATATACATTCAAAAAATGGATTGATAGAAAGTTTAAATAATGCAGTATGAAGTTGTTGATTATAGAAAACCCAAGAAGCCTAATGTAGGACCTTGGTTAACTTATAATGTTCCTGAAAAGTTTGCTCTCGGATATGTATGGAAATTATTTTTTTATATGTTTCTAATACCGTTTGTATTAGGATTTTCAATTTCACCAATTGGTATATTTCTTAACTTTATAATATTTGATTACATCTATTATAGATACATTAAGTATACTATTTCTTAGGTCGTCTTACAAGTTGTACTGATTTACGTTTTATACGTTTAATTGAAAGATTTCCTAAGTTAACACATGGTCCTACAGTTACTTTAACATCTTTAGAGTTCATTGTCATAAGAGCATACTGAAACGGTTCGAACTCAGCTCTTAAAAATATGTTAACTGGAATTAGTCTATTCGATTCCCACCACCATATTTCTCCTAAATCTAAAAACACTTGTTTATGCACATCAGAATTAAGAGTCGTATACACATACATAGATGTTACGTGTTGATCCTGATTTACTATTATACCTACATATTCAGCACCGCCGTATGTAGCAATACTAATAAACGGGTAATTTTCTTCTATATCTTTAAGTAGCATTATTCTCTTTGTTATCCGATAAATATATATATGACGCAGTTAATACCTAGATATTTAGCAACTAACAGAACCACGATCATAGCCAATGTGGCTGGATTCATCACGGAGTATAAACCAGTGTATCAAAGAAACATAAAAATATATAAAAATATAGATAACATATTACAATTTAGGGTTTTAAACCCAGATCAAAAACCATTATCAATTAGTGGACTTACTCCTAAGTTTGTAGCATTTGATGAAAATAAAAAACTTATTATAGAACACGACGGAGTTGCAATAGTAGGTGATGACAGTGCTGCAACAAGAGGATTATTTTCTGTAACTATTGCTGAGAATGATTTGCTTGGAGTTGATACACAGTACCTAAGTTACAACATAGTTTTACAAGATGCAAGTAATATTAACACGTTAACTTATTCTGATACTGACTTTGGAAACTCTGGAGTTATGTTTGTTGACAGTGGAGCAAGACCAGGTCCAAGCGACTCGTATAGTTTTACGCAGTTCCAACAAGAAAATGTACAAAGCACAATATTCTTTAGCGAATCAAAAACTGCTGAACCTGCTATTAACGGCAACGATGCATTACACACTGCTTCAATTTATACCAGTTCGTATATTGGAGATGTTATTGCACAAGCTACATTAGATAGCTCAGTAACAGAATCAACTGCTTGGGGTGATGTAGCAACTGTTACATTTACTGGTGCAGAAACTACACCTATCCCTGTAAACTTTAATGGTGTATTCAACCATTTAAGATTTAAAACAACAGCTAACCCTGCAGATAAAATAACCAAAATACTTGTCCGAAACTGATTGACTTTTAACTAGTAAGGTGCTATAATATTACTATGAGTATAGTAATAGAAACAGTTCTGACATACCTTCCGCAAAAGCGTAAAACAACACCTAGTGGTTGGGTTTCTTTCAATGCTCCCTGTTGCCAGCACAACGGCCAGTCGCTAGACAATAGACAACGTGGCGGCGTTATCCAAGAAGGTGAACATATAAGTTATCATTGTTTTAACTGTGGGTTTAAGGCCAGCTGGCAACCTGGTCGCAATATATCATTTAAACTTCGTAGTCTATTGCAATGGCTACATGCACCAGATGATGTAATTAATAAACTTGCATTACAGGTTATGCAGGAAAACGAAGGTATACATGTACAACAGAAACTAGTTGAATTACCTACATTTGAAACAGTCCCCTTACCTGATAATGCTATTAAGTTAACAGACATTACTGACTTCAACAAACATAACTTAGCTATACTTGAATATATGTCAACACGTAACTTACATGTTGACGACACAGAATACTATTGGTCTTCTAGCCTTGGTTATCGAGATCGTCTTATAGTTCCATTTTATTATGACAAACGTATTGTAGGATGGACAGCTAGGACTATACAAGCAGATAGCAAGTACAAATATATGTCTGAACAGCAACCTGGCTATGTGTTTAACTTAGATGAACAACGCCCACAAAAGATATTTGTCGTTGTATGCGAAGGCCCTATTGATGCGTTACATGTAGACGGTGTTGCATTACTCGGAAGTGAAATCAAAGATCAACAGGCTATGTTGATTAATCGGTTAAGTAAAGATGTAATAGTTGTTCCGGATAGAGACGAAGCCGGAAAGAAATTAATCGAACAAGCAATTGAGCTTGGTTGGGGAGTAAGTTTACCAGACTGGGAAGTAGGTATAAATGATATTGGGGACGCAGTTAATAAACACGGAAGGTTATACGCATTGCATAGAATAGTAAGTGCAGCTGAAACTAGTCCTTTGAAAATTAGACTTAAGGAGAAAAAATGGTTCAATTAATAAGAAAAATAATAAATTTCTTTACCTGGCCGTATGTTACAATACGTGATCATATTCGATTTAAAAAGAAAATGAAAAAACTTAGAGAAGCAGATCCCTTTATATACAAATAATGGAAAAAAATTTAATTAATAATATGGTAATGATATGATACATTGGGGTATGGTTGGTAATAGTCACGACGCTAGTTTAGCAGTTTTTGAAACAAGGACTACTGGGCTTAGTAACTTTCCTAAAACAAAACTGTTACATGCAAGCCTAGCTAAAGACTACAGTCAAGTTCAAAACGATCCTAACTTTAATTGGACACAGATCGAATCAGCTAGACAAACTTTTGGACCACCTTTAAAGATACAATGGTACGAACGTCCGGTGCTAAAGACATTACGACAATGGCGGGCAGGACAGGGTTGGTTGTATAACGAGAACAATATTAAAAAGTATCTTATGCAATGGGATATTACTGCACCAATTAAATATACCCAACACCATTTAAGTCATGCGGCCTATGCGTATTACACACAACCACATGACGACTGTGCTGTAATTGTGATAGACAGTATTGGAGAGTTTGAAACCCTAACTATATGGCATGGAAAGAACAATAAGCTAAAGAAGATACATAGTCAGGGCTACCCACATAGCTTAGGACTTTTCTATAGTGCGATGACACAGCGTATGGGATTAGTTCCACAATGTGATGAACACCTAGTTACTCAGATGTCTAAGAAAGGTAACTATAAAAGGCTTAGTAAAAAGATACTAACTGAAATCATTAGGCCACCTAATAAAGGTAACCCTACTATTAAGATGAGAGAAAATTTACATAGAGGGTGCATGTGGTGGAGACCAGAGCTACAAACAGAACAAGATATGTGTGACATTGCAGCCGCCACCCAACGTATATTTGAACTTAGCCTCAAACACTTATCTGATTGGGCTAAAGAAAAAACACAATCTCCACATCTAGCATTAGCAGGTGGTGGCGCACTTAATCAACAAGCAGTAAAAAAGATTAAGCGTAAATGGAAGAACGTGTGGGTACCTACGAACCCAGGCGATCCTGGGTCGTGTATTGGAGCAGTACTAGCACAAACAAAAACCAAGATAATACTTGACAACCAATGGTATAAGGCAGTATAATAAAGTATGGGAATAAATGATAAAATATCTGAAGAAGATAAAAAAATGATGGACGAGTGGCTTAAGAAAAACAAAGTCACTGTAGGAAAAACAAAACCTATGCCGTCTGAACTTGGTATTAGTAACATCACTTGGAACAATAAGTTAACGAAGGCAGAGAAAAAAATAAAAGATGGCAACTAGACAGAACACAGACTATGGACATGATATACAAAAAGTATATCTAGAAATGATGCTGACTGATGCTGAGAGCTTCGTTCGGTGTCAGGCTGTGTTTGACCCAATGGCATTTGATAGACGCTTACAGGAACCAGCAAAGTTCCTAACTAATTATGTAAGTGATCATAATGCACTTCCTACGTTTGATATGATTAATGCAGCAACAAATGCAAACTTAGCAGCACCCGACGCACCGTTGCAAGAAAATCATTATGATTGGTTGCTATTAGAGTTTGAAACGTTTAGTAGACACAAAGCATTAGAAGCAGCAATACTTAAAAGTGCAGACTTACTTGAAAGTGGCGACTATGGACCAGTAGAAGATTTAGTTAAGAAGGCTGTCCAAATTGGATTACAAAAAGACTTGGGTACAAACTACTTTGATGATCCTAGGGCTAGACTAGAAGCTATTAAAGATAACAACGGACAAGTAAGCACAGGCTGGGCTGCATTAGATAAGAAACTGTTTGGTGGATTTAACAGAGGTGAGCTTAATATATTTGCAGGTGGATCAGGTGCAGGTAAGAGTTTGTTCTTAGCTAACCTAGGTGTAAACTTTGCACAGAAAGGTATGAACGTACTATACCTAACATTAGAACTTAGTGAGAACTTAGTTAGTATGCGTGTTGACAGTATGCTAACAGAGATTAGCACACGTGATATCTTTAAGAACATTGATGAAGTAGAATTAAAAGTTAAGATGATAGGCAAGAAGAGTGGGGCGTTTCAGGTTAAGTATATGCCTTCAGGTAAAACGCCTAATGACATACGTAGTTACATTAAAGAATACGAAATTAAAACAGGACGTAAGATAGACGTACTACTAATTGATTATCTAGATTTGCTTATGCCGAATGGTGCTAAAGTAAGTGCAGAGAACTTGTACATCAAAGACAAGTACGTATCAGAAGAGTTACGTAATCTAGCAATGGAATTACAAACAGTATTTGTTACAGCAGCACAGTTGAACCGTGGTGCAGTAGAAGAAATTGAATTTGATCACTCGCATATATCAGGTGGACTGAGTAAGATACAAACTGCTGATAACGTGTTTGGTATCTTTACAAGTAGAGCAATGCGTGAACGCGGACGCTATCAACTACAGCTAATGAAGACACGTAGTTCAAGTGGAGTTGGAAATAAGATTGATCTAGGATTTGATGTTGACAGCTTACGCATATTTGATCTAGATGAAGACGATGAAGGCGACAACTATCAAACAAGTTCAGGTAGCTCAACTATTATGGACACATTAAAACGAAGTAGTAGTAATACTCCAGCAGAGTCTAGAGAAGATCCAACAGAAGGTTCTAGTATTGGCAAGGTAAGAGCAGAAACTGATAGTACAAAACTTAGACAATTTTTAAACAACTTGCCTGGCGATGAATAAATGAGAGATCCTAAGTTATGGCTATTTGGAGATAGCTTTAGTATACCTTGTTTATCTGATAAGTCTGAAGAACAGTTTTCTGCAGACTGGCAATGGAGTGTAGTATTGTCAGAAAAGTTAAACAGGAAGCTGCTAGTAATGGCAGAGTATGGTGTATCAAACGATTGGATACTATTAAAATTTAAACAGGCCTTGGAGCAGTTTAGCCCAGGTGATAAA